GGCAGAACGTGATGACATCGAATCTGCTACCAGATATGCCTACATGATGCTACGATACGCCCTGCAAGACACAGGGGGTGAGTTTCATCACCAGGAACAGGCTATTCATGACCATGACCCACTAGAAAGGCGAATGTAATGGGATTTTTTGACGACGCATTTGAGTTCTTGTTTGATGATGTTTTAGGCATCATTGATGTTCCAACTGCACCAAAAATAGAACAGCCAAGTATTGACGTTCTAAACCCACTTGAAGAAGCACAGAAAACCCAAAAGCTTATTGAACGTCAAAAGCGAAAAACAGGTGGCCTTTCAGGGTCATTGATTGGATAATCATGGACGCATCAATTCTTATCTCTCGGTACGAAAAAGCTAAATCTAAGCGATACAACTGGGACCATCACTGGCAAGAAGTTGCTGACCTGGTTCTACCAACACGAGAGTTTACTGCTGACTACACCGCCGGTGAGAAGCGGAGGAACCGGATCTTTTCAGATGTGGCTCCTGAAGCTGCTGACTCTCTTTCTTCCGCATTGTCCGGCATGCTGACAAATACAAGCACTCGGTGGTTTAGCCTGGCACCGTCCAACCCACGACTTAAGCAAAGTGATGCAGTAAAGAGGTATCTGCATGACGCCACCCATTTAATGCTTGAGTATTTAGATTCTGCTGACAGTGGGTTCTCCGTCGCAAGTCATGAAATGTACCTAGATCTTGTCTGCTTTGGCACTGGCATTATGACGGTCACCGATGGAGTCCACGGCCCTCGATTCCAGGCCAAAGCCTTGCAGAACTTCTATCTGGTAGACGATGACCAGGGGCAAATGGTTGAGGTATACCGATACTTCAAGTTGCCAATCTTGGAAGCGTATGAAACCTTTGGGGAAGATCTGAGCGAGAAGACTCTTCGAGCTATCAAGGAAGGCGAGCTTGATTACTCAAAAGAGATTGAATTTGTTCACGTTGTCCTAAAGCGATACGAGCGAGATCCGGCAAAGATTGACAATCTCAACAAGCCTTACGCTTCCTACTACGTAGAGCTTACGGGCCGTCACATCGTCTCTGAGAGCGGCTTCGACCGAATCCCGTATCTGACCCCCCGATGGAGCAAGGCCCCAGAGGAGACGTACGGGCGTTCCCCAGCCATGAAGGTTCTGCCCGGTATCAAAGTGGCAAATGTCATGTCAAGGAATATCCTTGAGGCGTGCGAACTTGCTATCCGGCCACCGATCATGATGCCCGCAAATAGCATTGAGGGGCCTCTTCGTACATCTCCAGGCAGTTTGATCTACTACCGCCAGGGCACTCGTGATTTCCCTCGCCCTCTGGTTTCTGGTGCTGACCCACGTGTTGGGGAAGCTTTGTTGCAACGCCAAGAGGCTCGAATTGAACAGGCATTCTTCTTGGACAAGCTTCGCACGCCAGAAAGTGACCGTATGACCGCTACCGAAGTGGTGCAACGTCGTCAAGAGAGTCTGATGTTCGCCTCACCAATGCTGGCGCGTCTCTATGCAGAGTTCCTTGACCCATTGATTGGGCATACTTTCGAGTCAATGGTTCGATCTGGAGTTATTCCAGACGCCCCAGAAGCCCTACAGGGTCGATCTTTGGCTGTTGAATACCGAAGCCCCATGGCTACCAGTAAGAGATCTGCTCACACGCAGTCCTTCATGCAAGCCATGCAGGCCACCGCGCCACTCATGCAGGTCAACCCAGGCGTTGTTCAGAACCTGGATGCTGACAAGGCGTTCAGAGATATCTTTGATTCTCAGTCAGTTGACCCGTCTTACTTGAAAGATTCTCGTGAAGTTGAGATGATGCGAGAGCAACAGGCCCAACAGCAGCAAGCTGCTATGCAGGCCGAGTTGCAGCAGCGGCAAGCAGACGTAGGTTTGACCCAATCCAAAACCCAAGAATCCCAAAGGCAGGCTAATGAGCGAGATCAATGACACATACCGAAAGGTTTTCCAGTCAGCGGAAGGTGAAATAGTCCTTCGTGACCTATCACGACGGTTCGGTATTATCGATACCGCATTTAGCAACAACCACGCAGATATGGCTTTTTCTGCTGGACAAAAAATGGTTGTTCGTGAGATTTTTGATAGGATCCACATGGCTTCCGGGGCTGAACGTACGCCGGACACTGCGCACGATACTTACGACTACGTATTAGAGGTTCTTAAACAATGACACTTTCAGTTACCCGGACACCATTGTTAAACACGGCCAGGGCAGACTACACCATGCCTGTGTCTGTTCAGTCCTTCTGGGTTATCGCCTGCGGCAACTCTGAAACCCAGGACAACAGCGGAACAATCACCCGTCCTCTGACTCACATTACTGACACCGAGAAGAAATTGGTGACCATCCCATATGGCACCAGCATTGCAGTTTGTCATCGATACACCGATGGAGCGACAGTAAGCACTTCTCCAGTCATCAACGTCTTTGGGCGGACTGTTATAAGTGGTGCGGAAGACAGCGATGTGGTGCCGACTCCAGCGGACGAGACTGACTTCGGACCTGTGGGCGAGTTCATGCGACTGGTTAACAAGGCTGGCAACGTGGACATCACTCTGAGTGACTCAGCCACTGACCTGGACGACGGCACTTTTGAGTACACCACGGTGGATCCTGACGCTCACGTCATTGACACCATGGGGTGCAACCAGATCATCATCGCCATTAAAACCGCAGCAGCGTACGGCGTTGGCGGTAATGTTGGCGACATCATTCTGAAAGCGATCTAATGAGCAGCGTTGTCCGACTTTCTAACCGTGATTGGGTCGGAATACTTTGCACGACCGTTCTTGTTATTGGCGGGTTGTACCGAATCTTGGAAAATCAACAGGGAACCATCAATGAACTTGCGGTTACTCAAGCTGTTACCATTTCTCAACTCGAAACGATTGCCCGGATGCAGGAAAGAATCTTGTCCAGGTTGGAAGCGTTGGAACAAAAGTGAATGCGGCCCTTGCCGTCGTTCCGTTCTTACTAGCCTCCTCTTGCCAGCAGCGATCATTTGTCTCGCCGTCATCGCCACTTGCCTTGCCGGATGTAAATCAAGTGGACCCTGTGTTGAGTCCTCTTGTGTGGCTGGGCAGCATCGGGATTCTGGGGGGCCTGGTATTGATGACAGTAAGCCGCATCATGATGTTACCTATGCGGGGCCAACTGCCCTTGCTTGTTGGGATCGGATTGGTGTTGCTTACCTATACAATTCAAAAGTACGATCAAGTGCTTATATTGCCAGCAGCAATTACTAGCGGAGTGCTGGCCGCAGTCGCAGTCTTTCTGTCATTTAAGAAATTAAGAGGTACTTTATGCAAGACATCGCAACCGTAATCGCCGTAGTTCTTTCTTCTTACGTCTTTGGTGCAGCTACTGGCGGATTCGCCTGGAAGTGGCTTAAAAGTCGTGGAGAAAAGTGGTAAGCACCGCTAAGTTTCTAGCTTTCTCTTGCGTCCACACACCGGAAGCTAGTATCAGTGGACTACAGTTCCTCCTGAAAAAATGCGAGGAACATAAGCCTACGCATTTAATTTGCCTTGGCGATCTATTTGATGGCCAGGCCGCCTCTGTACACCCTGATGAAGACACTACACCTCTCCGTGAGGAGTACGCTGAAGCGTCTTCACTTCTTAGGAGATGCCGTGAAGCAGCAAACGATCCCGTCTGCATATGGACATTGGGAAACCATGACGACAACATTCAGAAGGCCGACCCACGGCGTATACCCAAGCCGCTTAGGGAAATGTGCCACTGGAACGAAGACCGGCTATACCGGGACGAGTTCAAAAGATGGGCTCAATACCCATACCAAAAATCCAGTAAAGGGGTCTACCAACTAGGGCAGATCCTGTTCTTCCACGGCTTTGACTGCGGTGGCAACAGCGATGAGCTGGAAGGACTACAAATGAACTACGCCTGCGGTGCCCACCCATGGCGTCTCTCCGTTCGTGGCCACACACACCGGCCTTTGCATCCCACTCAAGCTAAAAGAAGTGCTAAAGTAATGCTCCCCCATTGGTATGCCAATGTCGGGACTATTGGTTTCGGCGACAAGCAGCCAGAGTACATGCAGCGAAAGGATGTGACCCAGTGGGGAACAGGTGTTCTTGTGGGGGAAGTTGCCCTCGGAAAACGTGTGTCAAGAGCAACGAGCCAAGAGTGGAGCGCATCCCTGGAGCTGATGTCGTGAAGATGGTGTTGGTCGAATGGATTGACAGTTGTGAGCCACAGCCAAACTCTGAGGTAGAGAAAACTGACTTCCCCGAACCGCAGAAGATCTTTCAATGCGGCTTCTTGGTATTTGAAGATAGGTCGTACATCACGGTTGCAGGCGGAGTTAAGCCTGACCTGGGGACATACGACTACGTCATAGCCATCCCAAAGGTGGCCATTACAAACATGAGTGAAGTTCTAGTCCCTGAACCGCCTAAGAAGCGGAAGCGTTAGACGCTGGCGACAAATACTTCCAGGTCGCAGCTTGCTGTGTCAGCATGAGCCGTGATCTTGGTTGCTTGCTTGAACGAACTAAATGCCGAGCCATTGGTGAATGCCTCTAGGTCGTCATGATGAAGCACCAAAGACTCTTTGGGGCCAATCTTCAAGTAAGCAGTCTCTGCACTAGCTTTGACAATACCAATCTTGATGAAGTTGGCATCATCCTTATTCGTAAACCTCATGTAGCGGACGTTACCGGCGATGTATGTGCCAGCCCCAACTACAGTGCTGAAGTTAATGATGTCAATAGCAGAGCCACTATGCAGAACAGTAAGAATGCGGTGATCGACCTCGTTGATCGATGCAAAGGTATTGGTGTTGGTCGTACCGCGTTCGATACCGTTCAGAGTGATAGACTCCGTGTGAGTGATCGTCAGGGTTGAAGCAGTGATCGTAGAAGTCATAGCGGGATTATACCTTTTCGCCCTGGTTGTCAAGACAACGAACATCCGAATCCGTCTCAATCCAGACATGAGCTCCACAGTCCAGGGGCTTATCTGGGGAATAAATCACTCGGCAAGGGCCTTCAATCTCTACCTCGTGACATTTGTGATTCTTTTTGTAATTCTTACACGTCAATGGAGCATTGCGTTCACCCTTTTTGGTGTTCGCTTTGATGATGTGTTGATTTACATGGATCTTGTGCTTCATTAACATCTCCAACGTCGTCTAGCCGCACAGATACGCTTCTTGGGCGTCTTTGAGCAGCTGATGCCGTGCATCTTCATTTGGCCTGCACTACGTGAGCAATACGACTTTCGACGCTTTGCACGAGCACCCGTAGCCTTCTTTTCTGTAACCGCAGTCTTAAGCTTTGAACCAGGGTTCCGGCGTCGATACGCGGAAACTCCCTTCTTGGTCATACCAGCACCTTTGGACGTAGGACGCTTATGGCCACTACGCACAGACATGCCCTTCATGTTGCCCTTCTTAGCCACGCTTCTTTCTCCTTCGCCCAGATGCAGTAACGGCGTATTTGACCTTAGCAGGCCCCGTCTTTCGTGACGCTGCTGAACGCTTCTCTGCTGCTGTCATCTTTGACGCAACAGCTTTTGGTCTGCACGCAGGATATGGCCTCTTAGACCCTTTGGCCGACTTACGACCGCACTTCTTGCCGGTCTTAATATCTCGCCAATCTTCTTTAAACCATTTCTTAAGTCCGCCACGGTAAGCCATTAACATCCCCCCCACTCGGACAGCACTTTAATTAGTGCATTGAAACCGCTGTTGGTTTGCGGGTGATACTTGTACGAAGCTACATCACTCAAGACTTGCAACAGGTCCTCAAAGCCCACCACGCCATCCTCATTCAGATCCGAGGGACAGCTGTTGTCTGCGTAGTAGTTCACGAAGTACGGGGCACGGTCACAGTTGTAGTCTTGCCCACAAGCAAACCGGATTACCCCGCCGCTGCCGAAGTAGTCAGGCCCAGTAAAGCGGGCAATATGGAACGAACCGGGGTGCTTCTCGCTCTCCCAGTCCACGTCGTAGCCACGCCACATAATCAGATCGGCATAGTCGTTCTGGCTTGGTGAAGAGCAGCAGACCTCACCCACAATGGTGTCACGGTGCGGCCAGAAAATCAGTGTGTTTGGTTCGATTAGGCCTTTGTGTTGGGCTTGAACTTGCGGGTACTTGAGACGGCCAAAGGCTCCGTACTTCTTGCCGGGTTCACCGTGCAAGATCCAAGAGTCAGCCCAGAAGTAGTCCAGCCCTACCAGATCGAAAGTGTTGGGCACACCGTTTATCGTGTCCCAATTGACTGGGGTGTAGTTCTGACCAAGGTACATCCAACGCTGGTATGGGTTGGACTGAATACAATCCCAATACTCGCCGGGGTCGGGGCACTTGATCCCGGTGTCTTGCTCCCAGTATTCAATACATTCAGGGCAGTTCTCAAGGAACGGGTAGAACGCATCGTTGCGATTCTTGAACACGTCGCCTTCAACAGTCCATGCGAACGCACGAGTGGGAACCTCACCGCCCCGCGTACTCCCAATGGTGTACGGGGGCCGTGGGCTACCGTCCGGTTGTGAGAATTCAGGGTCAAAGCCGGTCTGGATGTACACGTCAAACGTACGACCAAACGGGGTAACCCGGCCAAGGTCGTCCACCCACATCTCGACAACGTCGGGGTTGGCTGGCTTCCCACCACCAAACAAGGCTAGGCAAAGCAGGGCAATCATTTTCTGTACCCGCCACCACGCTTTTTGTATGTGCGAACCAACCACGCATTTGCATACGCAGATGGATACACATCAAACTTTCGTTTGGCTTCTGACTTCACCCGGCTATACAGCGATGGGTTTGAAGGTTTAGAGCCAGACTTTTTTGTGGCTTTCTTCTTTGCCATTACTTCTTACGCTTAGTCACTTTCTTGCCAAAAGCGGTGTTACCAAACTTCTTGGCCCCAACCTTTTTCTTCGCTCCGCCGACTTTTTTACCCATTGCTTTTTTACGTCCACGCATTATGAACCTCGTCTTTCTTTGATGTATCGCATAAACTCAGGACTCAACCTGTCGTAGTAGCCCATTTTTTCAAGTACCTCGGATATCCGATTTACGACGGATAACCGCTGCACAAACACCAACGAGTACGCCTCGTTAATAATTGACCCCCATGATTCAGGTTTGAGTGCTGGATCATCGGGTTCTTCGTCGCCCGCGATGAATGGCATTAACACTAAGTCGGTGCCGTACTCCACCAAATCTTGGTTCACCATCTTGCAGTATTCCTCAAGACCCTCGGTCTCGTCCTCTGCAATCGCAACCACCACAATCTCGTACTGGTCGTCCCAAGTGTGCAGGATCTGGTGAACAATGTGTTCGCCGCCGATCAACACATGGCACTTGTCTTTAATCCAAGCCTCTCTTGCGAACGGGCAGGGCTTCATGCCGTTGTAGTGTTCGCTTGGGTGGTCAAGGTAGTTCAAGATCCAGTTCTCAATCTCTTGGGTAACGTTGTCTAAGTTAAATTCAACGGCGGTCATACGGCCCCCGCTAACGTATCTGAGACGACGGGGCCTTCTACATCGAGTGCCATTTCCCCTATTAAATCTTGATTGTGAACACCATGCACGCCAAAGGCGGCGACAAAATCTGAATACTCGTGAGTGCTTGGTAGCGTGGCTACTGCGTACCTGTCATTCAGGTAAGACTCAACCTTTCTAAGTTCACCAGTTATGGTTCCCCCGCCCACAAGAATTTCGGCAAGGTCGCCAGTCATAGCCCCAGCACCATTAGCGGCTCGTGCCCCGATGTCAAAAGCGTCTGAGTTATCAATGCTGACGGTGTTGGTTCGGTTTGTGGTTGTACTGGGTGAACCGTTCACAAACCCATTTGCATTGGTTGAAACACGCGAGGCTGTCGCCATCACAAACGCTGTCCGACTCCAGTTGCCTACATTCTGCAACGGCGTGTTTGTTGTTGAACCCAGTGTCATCTCCATATTGCCTTTTGACAGACACCGAAGCCCAAAACTAGTCGGACCTTTTTCAAAGAAGTTCTGAGCGCCAGAATCGTCAGTTGACTTGAAAACGCAAGCAAGCCAGATATCACCCGTGCCAACGTTAAGTGCTGGAATGCCGTCATCGGTCACAATATCGTTGCTGCCATCAAACCTTACCACCGCCAAGCCGTTTAGTTCGTTGGTTTGGAGTGTTGGTTGCTTCGTCCCGTCCGCTTGTGACGCGGTGTGTCCGTTACCGCTGGAGTCAGCCCACGCAGTCACAGGGTCACCGTCAGATCCGGAGATTGAGTCGGCCTTGTACCAAGCAGACAACGCTGCACTTAAGTTAGATGGAGTCCACTTTCCCATGATTAATCCGAAATGATGTCAACCTTCATTGATGTAAATGTGCCAACGCCGGTGGCTGTTGCTTTCATGAAGGGGGCCAAAGCAATCGTAAACGCTGCGTTATCGTTGGTCATATCGGCTTCAGTAACAGACTTGATGGTGTAGAAGTTTGTTCCGTCAGCACTACCAAACACCGTTAGGGTTGCACTGCTGGTTCCAATCTTAAACGCTACAACGCCTGTAATGCCCGGACCTTTTCCGGACCCGTAACTTTTTTGTAACTCAACAGCGGCTGGGGTTTGATCGTTACTAGAAACTGCTTCAAGTAGGTTAAATGTTCTCATTCGTCGTCCTCATCAATATCTGGTTGGGGCCAAGAGTCGGACTCAAACAGAACGTCGGTTTTAACTTCTTCTAAGACACCTGCTGCGGTCCATTTGTTCATGTCAAACTCCAACGCGAAGTTCTCGACATATCGTTGCAAATCATTCTTTAGTTTCTGAGCGGCTGTTAGCATGGCATCGTCCTCAATTCCGCCGACCATTCCTTCGCATTCAGCCGGGAGGCTGTCTCCATCCTCGCCTCGATCAGAGCCAAGCCAGATCCCCAACTCCCAGTGTCTTTCCTCGTCATGTAGTCCGGCTTCAAAGGGCCGCACGTCCCCACATTCATGCACCACCATGGGAGCGGAACCTTCCTCGTTCTCACAATCTGCGTCGGGGGAAGAGGCCGATGGGTATGCCCACGCACAAACAGGCGGAAGGGATGACATCCAGTCGCATTGTTCATCTGGAGACCCTCCAACTCGTCCGAAGTCAACCCGCAATCGAACCCGTGGTAGAACACCGCCTGTCCGACCCGGTAGCACCCCGCAGCAGATTTGATGTAGGGCCGCCAATGCCACCGCCTGAACTCCTCCGCAAACTCCGTGTTCATCCAGAAGGCGTTCTCTCTCAGCCCCTTCGGTATCCGTCTCGGGTCCGCTCTCCTGATGTTGTCGTCGTGATTCCCCTCGCATATCACCAATCGACACCCATCCGGCAAGTTCTGGCGAATGCTCTTCAAGAATGAAGCCGCGTGCCGATACTCGTCCATCAGAGTATGGTCTGCTTCGTCGGGATGGACTGAGGCCGCTTGTGCGTCGAAGACATCGCCACAATGCACGAAGTGAGTCAGACCCTTGGTGTTGGCTATCGTGTCCAGTATCCATTGATGCGTCTCGCTTGGCGTGTGTGGGGCATGGGTGCAAGAAATAGCAGCAATTTTCGCAACCTCGTGGCCCATTTCAACACTTCCATCTCCGTCGCGCAGCACAGATACGCTTCTTTGGAGTCTTAGAACAACTTACTCCGTGCATCCGCATCTGGCCTGCGGACCTTGCACAGTACGATTTCTTACGCTTGCCACCGCCCGGTTGCGGTGCTTTAAGTTTGCTTCCGGTAGCACGGTTGTACTTGGCTCGACCCTTAGCGGTCAGACCAGCACCCCGTGATGCAGACAACTTCTCGCCACGTTTGACGGAGAGGGAGACTGCTTTCTTTCGTGTCTTCTTCTTTGCCATCAGGATGGGTCCGGTATGTTGCCGTTAGGGAAGAAGTTCAGGCCGCCGTATGAGGTAGTGCGACCACGAACAGCCATGGGAAGAGGCCCGTAGTTGGGGGTCTCAACGCCGTCACGACGCATGGCTTCTTGCAGCAGGGGTGAAGCGTCAACCATTGCCACCCGTTGCAGGGTGTCGCCAACTTCGCCACCTTCAGCAAAGGCTCGGACATACTCCAAGTAGAGAGCCTCAACGTGCGACTCAACTGGGATTTGCAAAGTTGTGCTATCAACGTCTGTGCTTGCAACCTCAACAAACTCTGCTCGGTAACGGATGGACAGGGCGTTTGACTCGGCTGTACTGGGTGTTGGGTAGATGTCCAGCCGTCGTGCGGGCTGCCCGGTAGATGCTGAACCATCGTTGCCCGGCTTAGCACGAGCAAGCGTGACGTAGAACACCGCGTCGGTGATCGTCAGGTTGTCTGACTCAAAGCGAGAGAACGCCTCTGGTGAAATCAAGAACACGCGACGAAAGGTGTTGCCGTTGGGAAACACATTGATAATTGTGCCGACATCATCAGGCAGAACAACAAAGTCGCTGGTGGTGAAGTCAAGGTTAGAGGCAGTACGCTCACGCCAGTTCCAAGCGTGGCTGTAAAGGTGGTGGCCCGCGAAGTTAAGAATCTGGGCAATCCGTTTGGGGACGGTAAACGCACTCGTAGTGGAGGGATCTCCACCACAAGCGAGCAATATGTGGGCCTTAGCGTCAGCGTAGGTAAGTGCCATGGGAAGAGGAGAAGGGGGCGGTAGCCCCCCTCTCCCAAGTGATCAAAAGATCAGGATGCAGCCTCGACGAAGCCGAAGCCACCAAGACCATCAAAGATGACGTTATGCAAACCGCCATCAGAAAGAGTTTCAAGTGCTACCGCAAAAGTGCGGAAACTTGAATTGGTGTCAGCACCGGGGTCCACGGGAGCAGCATGCAAAGCACCTGCTGCATCGCAGGTGAGTGCAGTGAGGGCAATCGAGGTGTCGCCACCAAGAGCCTCAACTTTTCCCTTCAGACGGAAGGAACCCTTTTTGGTGATAGCAATATCTTCCAAGGCAACGCCGTAGAAGTTGAATTTGCCAGCAGCAGTAAGTTCTGCGTCAGCAGCAGCAGCAGGAGTTGCAGCATCGAAGACAAGATTGCTGGTATCAAGAGTAAGTTTGCAAACTTGACCCTTTGTTACCGCTGCATCTGCTACGAGAACTACGTCCTCTTTGGCAAACTGGAGACCGAGAGGGCTTTGAGTAGGGGAAGCATTTACCATTGTAATTGTCCTTTTCCTATTAGGCCGTAATCATCGGCGCGAGAATGCCGTGACGTTGACGAGAGTTAGCAACCACGTTGTACCACGAGTCCGTGATCTGAACGTGAGTGAACGGTTGATTTGGGTGCTGCATTGTTGGGTGCTTCTCCATGTATCGAGAGGCGTGCAGAACCGGGGTGAGGTAGTCACCGTTGATGAAGTAGTAGCGTGCGCCGGGGTTGATGACATCAGTCGCCAACTCGGTTGTGCCTACGGTTGCATCCAAGTTAAACCCGTCATACGCGGCTTTATTATGAACGCCGTTACCGTTTTGCTTAGGGAAAATCTTGGCTGAGTCAAGTTCAGCACAGTAAGTCAACGGAATGCCGGAGTACGCAGGGTTGTTGTACGCAGCATCAGTTGGGCTGACCAGACGGTCGTTTTCCGAACGAAGTGCTTGCTTGTAAAGGTTCACACCTTCACGGGAGCAAAGAATCTTCTGACGGTTGAACACGATGTTTTCAAAGTATTGTTCAAACGAGGCTGGTGGGCGGTACTGAAGACGCAAGAACATTTCGTCAAACGAATTCAAGAAGCCGTAGATATTGACGGCGGTAAATTCATTGATTGCCATGCCATCACCGGAGAAATCTCCAGCGGTGGTGTTATCTTGAACAACCTTTGCTTTGTTGAACGATGCAGTGGTTGCACCGATAACGCCGCTAGTCATACCCAAAGTGGAAGAGGAATCGTAGAACACAACTTCGTTGGTCCAGCGATCATTGCTTCCGGGAGCAATACCCAAAATGGTAGTGTTGGTTCCACCTACAGCACCACCTTCTGCGGTGTCTGAACAGATAGGCATACCACCACGGAGACCATTAGCCCCACCACCGTCGAGGGAGGTTTGGACACAGTTCTCAGTGATGAGTGCAGGGATGGAGTATGGAGTCTTGCCAGTGGAAGATTCCATGTCGTTGAAGGAAGTGCCTTGTGTAGGCTTGAACAAACCTTCTTCCATACCGTTGACCATGGAGGTCACCATTCGCTGCTCTTTGGATCGCTTGAGATCCTTGTAGACAGTCTTGGTGGCTTCACGGGTCAACCCACCACCGACGTTGAGTTCAATCTCAGCATCAGTGAAAGTCATGTGGTCCATCGAGAAACGCCAGTTGGCGGTGATGTCGGACAAGACTTGTGGGTTTGAGTATGTAAAGGTTTCGTTCGGCTGGTAATACTGGAACGTGGAGGAATCATCGAGCATCAAAACATCTTTGATCTCTTTGCCACCTTGGATGGCTTGATTCTTTTCACGAACCAAATCGCCGAACAGGTAATTACGCTTCACCGCTTCATTGATAAGGACATCGGGTCCGGTCAGATATACCGGGCCAGTTGCGTCCATGAAGTCGAGGAAGTTGCGAATGGATGTAGCCATTTTTATTTCCTGCTTTCGTGCAAAAGGCCCCCACTAGGGAGGCAGACTTTATCTTCGCATCGCTGCACGTCTGGCATCGTCAAGAGTCCCACCGTTTAAGATGATGTCTAACGCTGCTTCGTCGGCTTCGTCAGGAGTAGTCGGACGCTCTGTCCGAGTTACTGCTCTAGGTGGAGTAGAAGGTTGACCAGAGGGGCCGGGATTCACCGGAGTTGGAAGGTCGCCCATTACATCACCAACCGCTTTGCTTACCAAACTAGCGATGTCATTGAATTCACCCGGAGACTTCTCGTTGATGTCAGTCATCCGCTGCACGACTTGCACTCTTTCCTGATCAGTAACCCCGTCAAAGGGTGTGAGTGCCTGTTCGATTCGCAGAGTCGTGATCTCACCGATCAGTTGCTCCACAACATTCCTTGGAGGTTGAGTTTGAACCTGCTCCGGCTTGGTTTCCGGGGCTGCTTCGCCTTCTACCGCTTCGGATTGAGAGACTTCGGTGGTTCCGTCGTCTTGAGGTGCGCTGCTTTGTTCCGCAGACCGCGTGTCACTTTGGGTTTGGTTGCCCTGAGATGCGACTTTCTCTTCTAAACCACGCATACGCTCGGCGTATCCGTCTACGTTCCCTTGGATTTCAAGAAGTTGATCAGCCCAAGAGACGAGTTGTCCCTGATCCTCACCAAACTTCTCGATGACGCTTTCAGGAACCTTTGCTCGACGTAACGCACGCTGGCGTTCGGGTGTCAAGGTGGGGTTACTAGCAGCCTCGTCCGAGGGTTCTGTTGTTGTACGCACGGATTCACGGATTTGTTCACTCCGTTCTTCGCGTGCTTCTAAGATTTTGTCCAATACCGCGTCTTCAGCCTGCGTAAACTCTGGAGTTGCAGGGGTTTCGGTGGGTTCTGTGGCTTCGTTGGTTGTTTCTTCGCTCATTAGTCCCGCTTCAGGCCATGTCGGCCCATGATTTCCCGCTCGTGACGGCGGCTTGTGATAATGGGTTGCCCCTTTTTGTTGGTATCACAGCCCGCCAAGTTCTTCGGCATGCTGCGAGACACATACGGATAGCCGTGGGTAACGGTCTCAACCTCTGCCGAGACCTGATAGTCGGACACCAGCCGGGTGTAGTTCTCACCTTCGACAGTCACGACCTCTCCAATGCTTGGGACCTTGCTCATCGTGTAAGACATCTCCACGATCTTGCCGTCAGACTCCCGTTTGAAGTCATAAGACGGCATTAAAAGCCACCACCTTCGCCAGCCGCACGCTCTTGGTTCCGTGCTTCTGTACCTGCATCGGCTGGACCACGCTGCATTCTTGAACGAGCAGCCGCTTGCTTCTGCTGGACGTTGGCCTCGGCCTGTTCCTGCTGCATTTGCATTTGCTGCTGCTGCATTTGTTGCGCCTGCTCGGTCATACGTTTAAGTTCATCGAGGTTCAGGATGTCCGCCATGTCAGGCATGTTCAACGCGTCCCCGACCACAGTCATCATTCGCTGCCAGTCAATAAACGGCATTTGCGTGGCCTGCTGCCCGACGTTGCCGATGATTTGCATCAACTCAACCGCACGACGCTGCTGCAATGCTTCGGAGGTTCGCTCCATTGAGTACGCCTGAACATCAAGCGTCAACTCAGACAGGTCAACGCCCAGTTCTGTGCCGGGCATCTTTGCAGGCATGCCTTCTTCGACAGCCTCACGGCCCATGGGCAACTCGGTAGTGTCGTTGATGACGTACCAAGCAGCCTTGTAGGCCATGGAATTCACGGCTTCAGCAAACTGACGCTGAATGTATGCGAGCCGAAGACCGGAAGAGGCCGATGCGGCTGATACTTCCGTTGCTGTGGCATCCCCAGTTACCGATCCTCGAATCACTTCGGACATGCCCGTCAGCCGGTCAAGGCGAGCGGACATAATGTTCTGGTAGGCCATCTGTTGCTGGGTAACCCCACCGATTTCCATGGGAACCACGCGGTCGCGGTCCAAGTTCTCGGTAGGTACAACAAACAAGTCAGGCGTAGACGCAATGTCTTGGGCCATTTTGGTTCCGCGTGAGTCAACCGCAATCAATCGTCGGTATGCACCAGCGGAGTAGGACATGGTCTTGGCGTGATCGTTGGCTTCTTCGATCAGCGGCAACGCCATAGTCATTGGGCTAAGTGGGTAAACGTCAGACGGAACCTCGTATGCCCCGACCATGGTGTACGGGCCGCAAGCGGGGCCGTAGTAAGGGATTGGCTCCCCAATCATGACGATGTCATTCTCGGCACTCATGGCAAACTTGAGCAGGCCACCGTGGTGAACGCCGTCTTTTGCACCTTCGATGTCTAATTCAGGACACCAAACCTCCATCATGATGGTCTGATCGCGTTCGGGCAAATCTTTTACGGAAGTTCTAAACTTCTCGCGGTAGGTGTCGTATGAACTCTTGAGTTCTTTCACGACATCAAGATCCAACTTATTCTCAGGATCTTCCGCCATAGCAACAAGGTCTTCGATGTCGATGGGGTACTCATGACCGAAGTAGCGGGCTTCACGATGTGACTCCGCTGACGGATCGACAAAGAAGTTCTCGGGTGCAATCCGGTACACCCGTGGCATTAGGCCCGCTCCGCCCATGTCAATGCGGCGAAGGTGCTTCACTGGTTCTGGGGTAACCAAGCCAACCCCCCAAAGCAAACACATATCAGTTGCAAGTTCTTGCAGTGTCGGACGCAGGGCGGAACGCTTGGACCATTGGTTCAGCATCAACTCCAACGCTCTGGCACGACGATCCTGTTGGGGGTCATCAGCCGTAACGTGGATGCGGGGGTAGTCGTATGCGACACGAGGAAGAACCAGTGATACATACTGGCCCACGATGTTCTCGATGTCAGCCCCCTCGACGTAGTTCTCGTGTCGGTAGGCAGGTCCGGTAAACCGTTCCTTCATCGCCTTCCAGTGCATGAGGTGCTTATCTCGCCAATTGCGAGCGGCCTTCACCTCTTCGCGGAATGTCTCATCAATCCGAAGCACGTTTACCTCTAGGCTTTCTGGCCGGAGCCTTCTTTGGCGGTTTGTAATCCACTGGCTCAACCGGCTCAGTGTTCTCTTCAATCAGCGACCTGTGCAAAACCAAAGGTGGCTCAATCATCGCGTCAAGCCAATCGCATAGGGCTGGCGTGTCATCTATCGGCACTTCAATTTGATTGCGTGAAAGAACATCAGCAGTATCGGGACTAAGGTGGACAACAGCCCCGGTGTGCTTGATCTCAACCGCTGATATCGCATTCAGGGGCAAGTAGCAGTTCATGACGCGAATCATTGACATGGTTTGACTGTACGCTCTTTTCTTCTCTTATGTTCTCTTCTCTTATCTAGGTCGCATTTATGCGTGACATCTGTCACGGTTACAGCAGTTCATCCATGTTTAACATGTTCCCAAGGCTGAAATCGGGCATTCCGTAGTTGGGGTCTGGGCGTTCAGCGTCTGGGTTGGCATCGTCGAGCAACATCACAGCCCCGGCGAAAGCAACAACCCGGTCACCATGGGCTTCCCTTGCACCGGACGAAGCATCAACCTCCAGCCGGGCGGGACCCAAAGACCCATCCTTGTAAACCACCGTGGAATCCAGTTCGTCAATGATCTCTTCGTCAGGACACACGATTGTGTCGTCGGCCAATGCGCGGGCAAGGTCAGCAAACAGGACCCGCTTGGTCACCCGCGTGGATGTCCAGCCCACTCGCTTGGTTCTGGTCTCGACTCGCTGGCCTAATCGCTTGTGGTGAAAGATATTGAACCATCGCAGGCGTTCAAAGTCATGGTGCATGGACGAACCCGGCCCGTTGACTTCCCAGCCGATCAGCATGTCTGAGCGACCCCTAGCCCATGAACGGGCAGCCATGACGATCTCTCGCGACAGGTCGTAAGGGGGGCAGGTGGGGTCAACGTATGTGGCAACCACCTCTCTCAGGTTGGTATCCATCATCACGATGCAGGCGTTTGCTGATCCAGTGCCGTAGGCAGGGTCCATAAACGCGACCAGATTGGAGTTCTCGTCCGGCTCCATGAAGATTCGCCAGTGCCCGGTAGGTGAATCCACCAGTTTGCCGTCCACCACGTTGCATCGACGGGGCTTTTGGATGTGCTGGCGTTGACGTTCGGTGTCCACCACGGGGAAGAACCCGCGACCTTGGGACGATGGCAGGGCCAACACGTTCTCACGAAGGTCATGCACATCCCGCCGCTTGCGTTGCATTTCAAGCCATGGTGACCAGTAGTAACTTCGACCGGGGTCCCCAGTGATTGATCCGTCTGGGTCGATTGTCCAAGACCCCCCCGCCGACTTTTGTGGGTCATCGACGTAGGTCAGCAGAATCGGGACGGGCGACTCAGTAGATTTCGCAGTCTCCCACAGAGTGTTCGTGAAATACGACCCCACCAAGTGGGTTGAGACCGCCCAACGACTCGCAGCCGTGTCAGCCGCCGACCGCCAACCAGACTCAAAGCGATCCTGTGAAGCGGCCTCATCAAAAACCACCACCGTCTTTCTCGCACCACGACCGATGTGGCTCGTCGTTGCTTCACCCGTAATCGCGTTTCCATCAGGATGCTCCAAAATACAGTGCCGCCTCCGCCGTCCACCTGACTGCAAGTCCTGCAACGGGCAGGGCAGCCACTGGGGCGGGAGGTACTTGAGGACATGCTCGACCTTGGCAAACAGGGTATCAGGGTCACCAGACCGATCAACCAGAGCCTCAGTCCGAGAACACAACAACACATCCCACTTCTTGAACAACCAGCCCCAAACCGAGATGGCGGTACTAATAACCGACACGCCCGTTTCCCGACTCTTGGCTACAGCGATGTCCTGACCAGACTCAACCGCCGCCACCATGCTGTAGATCATGTCGGCCTGAGCCTTCCACGGGATGAACGGCACAAGCGGATGAACCGCAGGCCGGTCCTCACCCGTTACTGGATCAACCTCCTTGACCC